TTTCATACAATATTCTTTAACCCCAAACGTTACGCCAAAATGATCATTATCCCAAGCGATAGTTGGCAAGCGATTAACGACCTGTTCCATGTAGCATCCCTCATCAATTTTACAGTGGTCTCGTTTTCTCAAAATATGGCTGATTTGTTTGTACACATAATAGCCCTGTTTATCTTGATTAAAATTCAAGCGCATAAAATCGCTGGCTTTTATCAGGTTTTTAGCACCTGTTAGATTGGTATATGTTAGATTAGCACCTGTAAGATGTGTACCTAATAAATCAGCACCTATGAGAGAGGCATGAGTTAAATCAGCATTATGTAGATTGGCACCTGCAAGATACGAGTTTGATAGGTCGGCATTACGCAGATTGGCATACGTCAGATTTGCATATGTAAAATTTGCGCCGACAAGATAAGCGTCTCTCAGTTCGGCACGACAAAAATATCCACTTGATAAGTCGGCATTTTCTTTGGCTACAAACCGTGTGCCATTTGGTTCGCCAATTAGCCACTTACGATGACTTTCTAACATCTCGTCTAATTCTTCCTTTGTGTATTCCATTTCTATTGCTCCTTTTCATCGCTCTATTTTTTTCATTATTTGTCATATAATCCCATATCGATTTGGTCTTCAATTTTCACCAGGGGTTTCATCTTTCCTTCTTTTCTCCATTTTCTTTCCTGCTCCACGATCCTCTTGTGTAGTTCTTCATATTCTTTTTTGTTAAATTCAAGTTTATTTGATTTTATTCTTTCTGGAGCATTCTTATTTATTTCATTATTGCTTTCTTTAATACTTTCTTTAATAGATGGCGGTAGTGTAGGGCTACTAGTCTGGTAGTGTAGGGCTACTAGTGCTGGTAGTGTAGCACTACCACCTGCTTTATCGAGTAGTGGTAGCCCTACACTACCAGCGTTTTTACGCTTATAAGTTATCGGATGCATGACGTTGACTCTGAATAATGTAACTCCATTTCCTGGTTCTTTCTCAATGAATCCGTGACCGACTGCTTCGGCTATCCCATCCATAACTGATGACCTCGATAATCCTGTGATTGCCTGTAGTTTGGTTAGCGATAAATGCCTCTCGGTCAGGTGGAAACCAAAGGTCCAGCGCATGACCGCCATCAGGACTTTAAGCTCCGCCATACCCATATGCGCCATATGTATATCGAATAGGTCATTTGGGATCTGTGTATAGTTTGGTGACTCAAATCCGCTCATGATAATTTAATCTCCAATACTTTCAACACTTTCAACCGCTTTCAGCGCTGCCTCGCAAATAACTACTGGTAGAGATTTGCCTCTGGTATAGCTCCCAACCCATCCCAAGCCATCTTCATTTTTGTAAAATCCTACTACCCATTCCTCTGTTTTGTACATACGGATTAATGAACAGTCGCCATACCCAAGCTCAATCATCCTCTCCAATACCATCATCGCCTGTTCAATATTAGACGTAGGATGCCAACCATAAGCATCTGCCACGAATATGTTTTTTGCGTCCCGATACTCTGGGTCGCTATATCCATTTTTTTTATAATAATATTTCCACCCCATCACTTTTTCGGCAACTTGGCGGTCTATATCAGTAGTCATTTCTTTTGCTCCTTATTCATCTATTTAGCTAACGACCTATTTTTTCGGTCATATGATTGCGTCCATCGGTCAGTTCCAACATAGCGCCTTTATTTCGCTTTTGGCTATAAATCTCATCCATTTATTTTTTATGATAACTTGGCAGGGTAGGTAAGGGTCAAACGTTTGTGTACCATCCGTTTGCCGTATCGTATCTGGCAATGTTCTGGTTATTATCCAGCTCCACGTTCCCCAGCAGGGTTGATTATCTGCTTGACATCTTTCTGATAATTCGCTCATTCTCGTTTCCTATATTGCCGGGAGAGGGATTGCTTCCTCTCCCAGCCATTGAGCTATTCATCTTGTCCTGGTATCGGGATGTAGAAATCTGATTCCCTATTTGATTTCACATATCGGTAAACAGTTTCTGGGATCCGTTTTGTGATATTCAGGTATCTTTCGATGGCATCCTGGACGTTTGTGGCGGTGTATTGGTACATCCAGAATTTTGGCAGGTCTTTTACTTCTTTCACGTCCACCACTTTAACCTGGCTGAATTTTCCGCTATTGGATGTCGGCATATTCTTCTCCTTCCTGGCTGTCCTGGGCGTCTCGCAGCATTTCGGCTATCAGGTTTGCTTCTTTGTTTGCTATTGGGTCCGCTCTGTATAATCCGCCAGAATCCTTGACTGGCTTCAGCCAGCGGTTCAGTAAGCATAGCACCCAGGCGTCCGTCAGGTCTCTGACCGATTGATTTCCAGTAAGGTAATTAGTAACCATGTGACGCATTGCTTCCGGGTTCTCGTAGGTTCCGCCAAAGCATCCTTCCAAAACTCCTCGTAATAATGCTCGCTGCCGGTCATTGGCTGGTGCGGTGATCGACTTTACCTCTGCATTCAGCCAGGTCTTGAGATCTTCCGGCTGCATCGGGCGTGGCATGGTTATGGTTTGATCACTGCTTCTTGTTGATGGTTTTTCGGCTGCGGTGCTAATGATCTCATTTGGGATCTCAAATGTCATGGCTGGTGGTGCATCGTGCTGGCTTTGTGCTTTCTCGCCTTGTGTTATTTCTATTACTGCTCCATTATCATCCCGGTAATTGTAATTTAGATTAAATCGCTGTCTGATCACGCTGGCTTCGGCTCTTTTCATTGCTCGTTCTCTTGGGGTGAATTTTTTATCCATAGAAATATTATGCTCGTCTTTGCGGTAGAATCCGTATCCTATCCACTTTGGTCCTGATTCTCCTACCATCTTGTTGATTGCATCATATTTGTCGCCTGGCATGTCTTTCATCATCTGGTATGCCAATTGGCGGTTCTCAATGTATTGCCGGGTGCTAACCGAATCGTTCAGCGTAGCTTCGATTGCAATTTCGTATTCATTGCTTGGTGGATTAATATCTTTATAGCTGATGTTGAAGAAATTTCCAGGGCTGATTTTGTCCAGGGCTTCCTGGGCTTTTCGGCGCAGTCCTTTGATGCCAACCATAATACCGGCAATCTTATAGGTTCCGTCCGGGTTCCTTGACTTCAGCAGCCAGCATTCGCCATTCATTGGATCCAGCCCTTCCTTGATTGCAAAGTTTGCAAGTGCCAGGGCTTCGTTGTCAGTTAGGCGCTGTCCGCCGGAGATCATCAGCCGGAGTTGCTCGAATAGGTCAATCACCCTTGGGTCTCTGACTACGACCTCGTTCTTTTTGGATACCATCAATCCTTGCTCGATGATTTGTTCATTCTGATTTTTTATTGCGCTCATTGTTTTTCTCCTGTTATTATTTGATTTTTTAATAGCTGTCACATATTATCTCTTATACCTCTTTTGCTTCCTGCTGCACCTCACTTTCTAATATTATATTAATGATTTCATCTGCCAGGTCACGGATCCATTTTTCTTTGTTCTTGCGCATGACATGTAAGATTGCCATGCTCGGTATCGTCTGTCCTTTTTCCCAGTGATGGATCGCTTGCTTGGAGTAATATTGGTTGTTTCCGAATATCTTCTTTCCGAATACTTCCATGGTGATATTGTTTCGCTTTCTGGCTGATTTGACCAATTCGGCTATTTGAATTCTCTGGCTGGCGGTTACTGTCATTTAATTTCCTTTCCGCATATGGTGCAAATTCTAATTTCTCTAATATCATCCCAATAACCTATGTCATGGGAGAAGTGCTGTCCGCCCTCTAATACTGTCTTTATCTTGTGTTTGCCATCAGGTGACAAGGCGCAGCCTACCTTGCATGCGCTCTTTTCTTGCTCTTTGATTGTGTGGCTTTCTTTTGTTTTAGGCTCTTTCATTGATTTTGTCTCCTAATCTTTATTCATATTATACTCATTTTTTATTATTTGTCAAGTGGATTTACTTCTTTTTTTTCTCGATAAACTCGGAATACATGCCCGTCCTTTAATCGGTCGAACCGCTCCAGCTTGCCTTCTTCCATCATCTTTATCAGCATACGCCTTGCTGATTCATAGGTCATCCCTGTTGCTTTTGCTGTATCTTCTACAGTGTATTCGCCGGGTTGTACTGGTATTAGGAATGGTTTTTGGTATATATTTCGCAGGGTATTTGCCCACTCCTCATATGTAAATTCAGGTTTTATATTTCGACCGTCATCGGTCTGGGCGTCATGTAAAGTTTTCTTTTTATTTCCCATTCTCCGTTCTCCGTGATAATGGCAATGGCTCCAATGTGGGGCATGCGGAGCCGATCTGCCTTGTATGACCAGACTGTTTTTAGTTGCCAGGATGGGGTAATCACGCAGGTAATGTCTGACTTTCTATTGGTTGGGATGACTACCTTGGTGTATCGGTGGCGGTGGCTTCTGACGATTACTTGGGGCAGCCTGGCTCCCCATTGGGCAGCTTCGATCTCGGCAGATATCAGTTCTCGCATGGGTGCGCTGGATTCATAAGCTGCGCTATTGGTAAATCCGATATGGTGCGAATAGTTGGTTATTACGTCATTTTCTTTGTCTTCCAGCCAGAGTTCTGACCTGGAATGGTTCCCGGTTGGTTCTTCTGGTGTTGTTTTGAGTGCTTGCGCCAATTCCTCGGTTGACTGTTCACCTGTGCGTCCATGGGCTTCAGTTCCTCGGACCATATAAAAATCGTCAAATTTTTTTATAATTGGCTTCATGATCTCAACGAATGCTGCCTTTTGAGATTGTTCGCTTGGGACAGCATCCACCTGGCGAAGTTCGGTTCCCTGGATGGCATCTCCGTTATGAACCAATATTTTCTTTTTCGCTCCCTTGCATGTCTTTGGAACCCAATTTTCCCAAAGGTCTTGCCAGCACTCCCACAGAAACCGCTGGTATTTATTCGGAGTCATCATGGCTCCGTTATCCAGCCGGATACCGTCAGGTGGGCATAAACCCATATAGCTGCCCACATGGGTATCCGATATTACGATTTGGATTTTCAAGGATTATAGCCCTGCGTCTTTGCCCAGGATTCAAGTTTGGCAAGACGTTGCTCAATAGTACCTGACTGCTCCGGTGGCTGTGGGATAGCTCCACCGATGAAGTTCTTGAAGTCATTGATGTCTCCATTGAAGCGGTCAAAATCAACCGCCTTGGATTCCATGCCATATTCCTTTCCGACCTGGTTGGCGTCACCGATCCATTGCCAGAATACCCACTTGTCGAATGGCGGTGGCAGGGTCGGTTGATCTAACGTTGTCCAGTGAGCAATCCAGAGGGGATAATCCTTTATCCATGTCTGGGCTTTGTGTTCTCTAAACTGACGCCAGTATCCTCCGGATGTGTACAGGATCGGCATTCTTTTGCAGCGCCTTTCCACCTCTGTAATGTAAAGCTGCAGTGCCGAGAATCCTGGCTTGCTGGCTCCAAAGCTTTCGAAGTCCACCGCTGGGGGAATTTCACCCGGGTCATTCTTGATCTGATCCCAGAATATGGCAGCATTGTTGATCTGGTTCAGCTTGTCGATCACCCAGCCATAGGCGGATCGATAAATGCCAACCCGCTTGGCTTCTGTCCAGTTTCTGGCGAATTGCCGGTCTTTTGTGACTCCATAGGTTGCCCGAATAAAGGCAAAGACCACGCCTTTGTCTTTTGCTTTCTGCCAGTCAATAACGCCCTGATGATGGGATACGTCTATTCCGTGTAACATTATTGCTCCTTTATATATTTTTGAGTCCGATTTCTTTGGGCTGCCAAAGATTGTCTTTTTGTCTCCATCCCTGCCACCATCGCTTGGTGAGGATTGGGTAAGGCGAGATACCGATTCCGCCACCAGAAAGAATGCCAGCCTCAATCAAAGAAATGCTAAGAACAGTATTATAAAAAGCTGCATATCCTGTTGCATTAACAGTCGCTGCATCATTACCAGCTTTATAATAATAATTCCATCCATTTTTTACGCCGTTTGAAAGCCTACTTGAACCAGATTCATAAAAAGAAATAAGTAAATCTTTCCCAGTGGGTATCGTAAACAGTGCTGGATCAGATGTAATGGTTTGACCAGCTGCTATTGAAAATCCAGAAGAGCCTGAAAACTTTAATTCAACTGGGGTTGTTTGAAAATCATAAGCATCACCGCTATCCGCTTTCTGCCCAATATAAACTGGATTCAATGAAAGACTAATATCTGAAATACTATTGTTGAAAGTAACTCTTGTATAGGGTCTGCCAGAATTACTTATATCCGAACTTGGTATCAGTTGTCGGCGAGTATAACCACTGCCAGGACTATATGTCCTGGTAAATGTTGCGCTTGCTGCTGTTAACCAGTTTATCATTTTACGCCCTGTTGTAGTAGAGCTTCACGCCGATCAGTTTGGCGTCCACTGCCAGTGTGTCTCCTGCATCGGCTGCTTTGCGGTAAACCCTGAAGCGGAGCAGTTGATTAGCTGCCGGGGAACCTGCCAGGGTAATGGCTGCAGTGGTTGGGGATATATATAAATCATTGGTTGTTCCGCCTGTGTCCGTGACTTCTTTTGCGGTTCCCCATTCCTGATCAAGCGCATCATCGTTGGCATAGGCTCTACCCTGTATTCCCCAGATTACATTGAAGTTTGTTGTTGTCGCTGGGTGCTTCCAATAAAACACAGCGGTAACTGTTCCAGCATTCCAGGTGCTTGGGGCTGCCCATTCAAATTCTCCGTACTGCTGGGTATCTTTATTAAATGCCATATAAAGGGAATTGACCTTATTAGTCGACAATTCATCTGTGCCAGGAGTACATCCTGCTGTTGCAGATGATCTGATTGATCCAGCACCTATCCATGCTTCGGCTTCGATTGTGAGCCCTCCAGGCAGCGATCCCCAGCGCAGTCCTTTGGTCTGTGTGGAATCAGCGAACAGCACATTTCCGTCAGCGCCTATGGGTAGGTTATCATAACTGGCTACACCGGTTCCGGCAATCAGATCGCCTTTGGCTTCTATAGTCGAATCCGGGATGCGGGTTGCTCCGATATCGAAATCGCCAATCTGCAGGTAGGTGACTTCTGTTTCGACCTCAGTCAGCGTTTCGATGTAATCTTCAATAATTATTTGCATGCTCATTGGGTTATCCTTGATGTGAGATAAACCTTGCCTTCTGCGATATAGGTATCTTCGTTGCTGGAATCCGTGACTCGCATATCGTATTCCGCCACTGTAAAGTTAAACAATGCAGATTGCGACTTGGTGATCACGATAGAAATCAGACCGGATTCTGCAGTAATGGTAATACCGGCTGCCGGGCTGCTGGTCAATGCCAGAATCACATTTCCGCCCGGCTTGTCACGAATCTCGCATTTGGCGGTATAACCGGTCAGGTCTTTGGACGCTCCACTTGCATCTTTAAGATAATAATTGCGCTTAATCGTTGCGCCCTGCTTGATCTTCCAATCGCTATATGGTACGGGTGACTTTGAGTTGCTGGTCATGCGAACATCTCCTTCATGCGCTGGTATGCTGCTTCCATGGTTGGGATTTCATAATCAAAAACTTCTTTTGGCATGGCATAGGTTCCTCTGGTGTACAGGCGTAATTTGCGCTGTTTGTATTCCTCCTCACCACGTCTTTCCAGTGGGTGAAAATATGTTCCCTGAACATAGAGCGGAGTTGGCAGCGGGACTGTCATCACAAGAAAGTCAATCACCTGACCGCCACGCACCTGGCTTCCACCGGCAAAGTCCACCTGGAATTGGAACGGAATTCCAAGTTTCCACAGTGCATTTGCCACCCGCCATTCCTCTTTGGATTGGGGTATTTTCCCTTGTACCAGTCCAATCGGCGCTTCTTCCGGCTCTGGCTCCACCTTCCTCTGCTGCCTTGGGAATCCGGGCGTGGAAAGCTTCTTTGGCTTGGCTGTTTTCATAAAATAGGGTTCTGGTATTTTCATTCGATTCCCATAGCATTGACTTTTAATATATATGCCCGATCGCTTAATTGCGAGGCGTTCTTTCGGTTCAGCGGTACTGGGTCGATGAATATAAGTTTATCATCGGTTATTGGGTCCAATGTGCGCATGCGCAAGGGGGTGATGGCGTTTGCCCAGTCATCTATGATCTTCTGCTTGTCTTCAGCGGTGAGGGTTTCCTTCGTATCTCCAAGCAGGTTGAAGTCATTGTCCACCAGCCGGTAATTGAATGTATATGAGTATTTCACCGGCACCCGGTAGGCAGATTCAATCACCACTGAGAATATCCTGGGCGTGATGTTTTTGTCCGTGCTTTTGATTCGCAAGCGGTATTTGAACCGCTTGCCGGCTGGCATGGATGTAAATAAGTAAGTCAGCTTCAGTTCCTTGCTGGGCGATGTATCGAAAACTCCTTCCACGGTTGTCCAGTCATCATCGTCATCGATCTTATAATCCATCTCGACTTCTTGGGCATTTTCGGCGAGTTTTTCGGTGACCAGCTTGATCGAGTACCAAATTTTGTATGTCTCGAACATGGTGTTATAAATCCATCCGGACTCCAACGTTGCTTCGTCTGTGTATTCCATGGTTGAGTCATTGTTTGGGTTCAGGGTATTGCTTGGAAATGGAATCCAGACGATGTCATTGCCAACAGCGATCCACATGCGATCCAGTGTGCTTCCTGGAATGACCTGGTACGCCATTGCATAAATTTGCTGTCCGGATACCGGCGCCCGATAAATTTCGCAATACGAGATTCCTGCATTGGCTCCGTTATTGCAGTAAACCGTTGAATAACCGCTGGTGCCTGCATTGACCGCCATATAAAATTTACCGGCGTGACCAAGCAATGCACTGACCACGCCCTGGCGGTTTGACGGCAGTCCTTCATCTCGGTTCACGCCGATATCATCCAGGTTGCTGTCATAATATCTTTCGAGAGATGCGCCAAGATTCCAGTAATAATAGACGTTGTGCTTCATTGTCGCTCGTCCATTGGTGTGCGCCATGAGAACCTGGATTTCTTCCAGTGGTAGCGGATCTGGTTTGCTGGATGTGATGCGGAAAACATTGCCTTCCATCTGCACCCATGGCTTTCGAATGCTGGTTTCTCCGTATTCGTCCAGGTTTGTGATTTTGCCATACTCTCTGGGGATAGCGATGACTGCAGCAAATGTCAGGTTTGCCCATGAGGTTGCTGGCGTGGCTTTCGATACACTTTGAATCCCTGTGGCATCGCTGTTTTGCGCTCTCCAGACTTCTTGCCCATTGGTCGAATCCATAACAGTTGTAAGGAATTCTGCCTTATTGGTTCCATCGTCAGCATATCGGTATGTAGCAGTCCCGGCATTGTCGTACCATTCCATCCGCCTAATGTTGATTGCATCCCCCTGGGCAAAATAAACAAAACCAGAAGCGATCAGCACATCGGTTACCTTCCCGGTCAGTCCATGTCCGGTGACTTCTGTCCACTTGTTGGATCCAAGAATCACGTATTCGGTGACGTTGGTATGGGTGATTTTCCAGCTTTCATCGAGTGTCAGCACTTTGTCGGTGTTGCTTACGATCTTCCGCCAGGGCTGGTATTCTGCATTTCCTGGTCCTCTGGTGACCCAGGCAATGCAGTTAGCCCATTCATTCACTGTCCAGCCTGGATTTCCATTATCATTCAATAATGTGAGGTCAGCAGCATTATCTTTGGCGACTCCCCGATAACCATTTATATAAAGTTTGGGGGCAGACGAGGCAAAGTTCTGAATCATGTACTGGGCATATTTATAACGGAAGAAAATCACATTTTCAAGGTCGCTGTTTTCAGCATCCGTAACACGATAATACAGGTCAATGCTGGAAGCTGACCAGGTCGAGTTGTCGCTCGATTGCATGGTTGTGCCAGCTTCGTCTTTATATCCTATGCACCAGTGATTCCTATCATTGCCAGCAGAGGAATAAACCTTGAGCCAATAAAATGTTGCTGCAGTTAGGGCTTCGGCTGTGATGGTGAATTTATGCAGGACAGAAACAATATCTGAGATTGTGGTGGTCGAGACTGTTGCAGTCTTCAAGACGTCTCCTGGTTCGCTGGATTCATCCGCACAAAGTTCTACTGTCAGGTCTGCGGTCGGTGTTCCAACTCGCTTTATCTTCATGTAAATGGAGACCGCCGAATAATCTTCTGCTGGTTGGAATTTGACTGCCAGATATTTTCTGCTGCCAGCGGTCAATGGCTGCCATTTAACGGATCCTGGCATGCTGAAGGTTTGTGACCGATATCCAGTGGCATATGTTTCCAATGGTGCCAGGTTGATTTCTGCACGGCTGGTATCGCAGCGGAACCCATCAGCATATCGGTTGACGTTTTTATCATAGTCCTTAATTCCACGCCCGCCAGAGAAGTCATCCTGGGCTGCTGAGAACCAGGGTGGCTCCTGGTCCGAATAGGTGGTATTTCCGGTTGCGGTCTTCATAGCGGTGCGCTCCGGTGCGCCACGGGTTACTGCCTGGGGATTAGCATTTCCCTGTTCATCGCAGGTGATTATTCCAATGGTCAGTTTGCCATCTGAAAGGCTGATATGATGGGTCGGGTTTTGAATGCCTGCGCCTACGTCTATTCTATCCATTACCAATCACCCTGTAATTTTGGATCCCTGGTTAGGATGGTCACTGCACCAGCTTTTACTCTTGCCATCTCTGCATTGGCTTTTGCTTCGTTGAAAAGGTCTGGAGCTATTGCTATATCTTTCTGGTGTTTCTCCAGGACCATGCGCCATGAATGCTCGACTGCTTTCCATTGCATGTGTTCCAGATCGATGCCGGAGTTTATTTCGGTTGATTCGGCTATTTCGCTTGGTTTACCAACATACCACAACCTGATCTTATACCCTGTTCCATCTGGTGTCGCCCAATCATCAAAGACAAGTGTGCCATTGATTTCTTCCCACCCATAATTATTAATCCATTTATAGGGTGATGAGGTTGCGGAAGCGATCTGTACCCGGCGGATGTTCTTCACGTTGGTCGGGAGGCTGTATTCTTCTTGGTCTGCTACTGTGGTGAGAGAGTCGTCCTTCATCATGTAATTTTCTTCGATCATCGCCAGGTTGCAGGCGATCTTGAGCATGCTACGGTTGAACAATGCTGGCGCAATCGAGAACGACACACCGGCAGCAATTGCTCCGGCTGTTGCCGGCGTGAACATGATCTTGCCTTCTCCATCCTGAAAGGTCACCAATGCTACATGTCCAGAATAGGTGCCTGATGTGATCCAGATGGTTCCACCTTTAAAGTAATCGTTCTGCTTTGACATGGCGGTATCATAGGCATATGTAGTTCCGCCCAGAGCGGTGGTTGTGCCATCATATACTTCCTGGACAAGTTTTGCCACGATGAGCATCATTTCTTGGAGCTTCATTTCTTTCTTCTCTTTCTTCTTGGTCGGCTATCTTTGACGTGAATATGTAATGCTGCCAATTGTCTGTTCGCTGCTGCATCACTTGAGTGGGTTCCCAAGACCCTACCAGTGACCTTGTTGATCACCTTAATTTTATTTCCGCTTTTTCTTTTTCCGTAAGGCATTTTTATTCCTGTTTCAGTAATCCAAGGGTCTGCAGGACTGTGATCAGTTCGTCTACTGTGTGTGATGCTCCAGTAGCAAATACCTGCTGGGCGACTGGTGTTGCTCCCCAGAATCCAAGTTTCTGACCGGTTGCGGTTCCGATCTTGGTTCCGGTGCTGGTATCCGAGACGATGTCATTCGTATTCATGGTTAGGTCTCCGCCCATGGTGATTCCATCATTGGAATGGGCTTTTTCCCAATCGGAATGTTTGATTTCAACTGGTTCTTGGGGCGAAGTTCCGACTCTCGATTCAAGGGCTGCATGTGTGATACTCATTTTGGTCTCCTTTTCTTATAAATTTTATTGAATGCTCCCTGGGCTACCAGGTCGTATCCATTTGGAACAAATGCTACAATGGCATTTTCAGTCATCACCACCCAATCTGGTGGGTTTCTCTGCCATTGGTGTTCCATAATCTTCCGGCGCTCACTTGCGACTGAGTTGATTTCGATTTGCTCTGCCAATCCGAATGGGACTGGTTTTCTGGCATGAATGTATATTTCGGTATGCATGCCATTAACCCATAAGGTTCCGGGTTTATCCTTCAGCCAATCTCCGGTTGCACAGGCATCCCGGATATGATCCACCCAGGTGGTGTAATGCCTTGCCCAGATATTACCGATGTAGAAACCTGTGCTGATTAATTCCGTAAATAATAAGATAGCTGCTGCATGCCTGGGGATTCCCGCCATAGCTATAAATGGCACCAGGGGGAGCAGGTGATTTGGTCGGATAACTTTTCCAAGTGTAATAAAGGCGACATAGAGGGCGATTGGCAGCCAGTAATTCAGCTCTGGTTTTGCAAGTACTCCGGCTGCCACCCATGGGATAATGTACACCATCAGATTGGCTGTCCACCACGGCATCCATTTGTAGCGTCCTTTTCTGGTTATTGTCATCCGCCATGGAATGGTGATACTTCCTTCTATGATCCAATCAATAATTTGTCGACCTTTAATTATTGCCACCAGAGCTATTGCCAGGACATAAATTCCAATTGCTGCAATTGCCGGGATAAGAATTTGGTTTGCTGCTGTCCATACCGCCCATGTCAGCAGTAGTTTTGGTTCGACTGCCAGTGCGGATGTCCACAGGAACCCGGCGAGCCATGGGTTCTTGGTTGCGAATGATAAGAAAATGAGGGCTGCAGGTAGCTGGGTCACATTTCCATGGAATGTCCACAGCCATGCGCTGTTGATCATGATTGTGTAAATCAGGGCTGGCATGATATTCCCGGTTGCCTGGTAATAAATCATGCCAATGATTCCGATCAGGAAGTGATTTGCGAATTTCACCCTGATTTCGCTCTTGCCTACAATCTTTGCCAGGAGCCAATACCATAAATGAATGCCGGGTGTCTTGCAGTCTGTAAAATCTCTTCCATACCAGGATCCGGTGAACCCAGCCAGGTTGAACATCGCCCAATCTGGATCTGTTTCGGTCTTTGAAAGTCGCCAGGATAAATACAGGTTAATGACGAGCAGTGATGATTGCAACAGCAGGTTCATCTGCATATTTCATCTCCTGAATTTTGTGTCCAATTACATGATTTTGTAGCATCATATATTCCTTTCCATTCATGTGTAATGTGTAAACTTCCTGGGTGGCTGCATAGATGACCATGCCAGCCGATTCAACCAACCCTCGCAGCCAATAAAGAGTGTATGCGCTGCGGTGGTGTTCGTTTTTACTGCCGAACAGGAGCGTGTGGAATATACGATTGGGCTGATTCTTTTCTATCTCGTTCATTATCATTTCGAGGGACGGAGTGATCAGCCATAATTCGCCAGCAAGTTTGACCCTACCCGCCAGTTCGATAACGAATTTAAGCACATCATTGGCTTCGACTAACGGTAAGCAATGATGGGCAATTACCAGGTTATAGCTATCCTGGGTAGAGGGGGCTGGGTAATCACTATAATGGATATATTCAATGTCATCGATTCCCTGCAGATTTGGCTGGTAATTTGGGGCTTTTGCGCCGGCATAAATAACCAGTGCATTTGTTTTCATTTCTTTTCCTTCATCTTTTTGAGTTCTTCCTTATAGTCATCATATCCCTTGCCATGGATTTTTAGGTGCTGACATACGATAGTGGTGTCGAGCCATGGCTTTATTCCTACTTGTTCAGCCATCTCGCAGAAGAAGTGGTCTTCCGTACGGCTATATTCCAGAGCAAAGAATGGGTAAGGGCGTCCGTCTTCTTCTATGTTCACTGGTTCGACTGGCACATGAAAGATTCCGTGGCTAATATGAGCTTTGTGATTGGATCCAATCTTGGGTTTAGTATCCGTGATCTGGCTCTTGTGGATTGGGAAGATGGATCCATCTGGTCTTTTGTAAATGACATGTTCCTCTTTGATTTTTTCAAAGACTGAGCGGTGGATCATAGCGCATCCCATTCCTACACTGTCGACTTGCTGCAGGGTTCCCTTGGCATAATTCCAGATTGGCTGGTAAAAACCTTCCTTGTTGCGTAGATATGCGATTGGGTTGTATGGTTCTGATGGCAGGAAATAAAGTCCAGAGACGAATTGCTTTCCGAGACTGATCAGGTGCGTCATCACGCCTTTGGGTGGCAGGGTATCATCATCGATAAAGAATAAATAATCAGCGGATGATTCCATAAATTTGCTGGTGATAATGTTTCGGTTTATGTCGGCGTCTGACGGGCGTTTTTTCTCAAAGAGCAGTGCTTCCACTGCCTTGTTCTTGTTATTGTCCCGCAGCATGCTGGATGACCGGATCATAGTGGTGATTTCCACTGCTGTGTGATTCTCCGCCAGGAGAATGTCCAGCACGCCAAACCACCATTCGCTTGGCTGGACGGAATAACAGGGAAATCCGATTGCTACCTTTGGCAGTTTAGGTTTTGCCGAGGATTCGGTTTCTTTTTTCGACTTGTTTTCTGTAGTAATGGGGGTCGATTGCGATTGTGATAATTTGAGGTCTGACATGATAATCTGATTTTGCTCCTTTGAGTGCTTGTTCTGCTTCGAATCGTGCTTTGCGTTTGCAATCAGGACAGAGTCCATTTTTAGAGATGGCTTGCATGAAGGAATGTAATAATTTCAGTTCAGGGTCTTCGATGGAGGTTCGTAAATCTTTGAGGACATACTGATGATGGCAGCGTGAGCAGGTCAGCACTGCTACATTTTTCATTTGCGACATCAAATTCCTTTTAGCGGAGCCGGGAATTTCTCCCCGGCTCCAATTGGTTATTGATTTAAGACACGCTGGTTAGTGATCCATGAGCATTAGCTTGGCGCAAGCAGAAGGTGAATTCTCCCACGATTTCGCCTTTCTCATAGTCACCATCCTTGGCGAGTGGTTCCTGACGGAATGCATCATAGGTCAGCATACCGGCATGTTTTGGATCCACGATATAAATCGTGGAATCTTTTGCCCAGCGGTCAAGGATCAGTTCGACTGTTCCAAACGGTGTCTGGATGCGGTCGACTGGGGGCATACCCACGACGGTTTCCTCTCGCTTGATGCGCAGGAATGCACTGGTCTCATAGAATCCGCCGATCTTCTCAAAGTTGGTTGGACTGACTGGGGCGACCAGTTCAGAGCTTCCGCCATCCTCATAAATGTATCTTACTGGCACTTGGAATTTTGCTTTGGTCAGTGAGGCACCTGAAGTGGCGTTTGCGGTAACAAAGGCAGGCAGACCGCCCATCACACGGGGTGTGGTGGCGGAGCCAAGCGACTTAGTGTCGTTTTTCAGGACCTGCTGCTCGATTTGGCGCATCAAACCAGGGACGGCTTTGCTCGCCTGATAATCGAATTCATTGCCGATTCCCCATTGCGAGATTTTCGCCTGGGTTCGGCTTGCCTTGATTTCCGCATGGAAGATATCGGTATAGTTACTTCCGGTTGAGCGGTCGGTATACGGCGATGCATCACTATCATCGCCTTCCAAACGTGCCATGCCAACGATGGTAATGGTCGTTCCGGTAGCATGGCTGGCAGCGGTTCCACCCAAAGGAGTCATGGTTAGCACATTGGTCGTGGTGTTGACTGCGCTAACCCAGAAGGTCTGCGAGTCAATTTCAATTATGTGTCCGGGCTGGAACCAGGATGCATCGGCGACTGTGGCGGAAGTCGCATCAGTTCCGATGGTGGCGGTCTGTAGGGTCGAAGTCAGGGAAGGAAGGTTATCTTCGAGCCATTCGACCGTGGTCGAGGGTTCGTTTGCAAAGCGAAATTTACCGGCTGCGCCATCGAGACCGCCAATTTTCTCGATGAACGGGGCGTCTGACGGATCAATCAAACTGATCACGTCAGTAATTACACGCTTTTGTGGTGTGGTGTCGCTGTAGCTGGTAAAGGGTGAATCAACAGCGGTGGCAGTCATTTTAGTACTCCTATGAATCTATGTTGTTTGTGCGCTGCCTTTATGACTCTGGATCGTATCCCAGCTTTCTGTACTTCATGCGAAGTTGCTGTCGTGCAATGGCTGAGTTCGGTCCTCTGGGCAGTGCTTTTAATTCTTTTTCATACTGCTGTTTCAATGCTGGTGTTGATGATCCTGATCCTGCCATGGTCGAGATGCGGGCTTCCGGTCTTGTGCCTATGCGTTTTGCCTTGGCAGCCACGGCTTGCTCGAATGTGTCGAGGAAGGTGTCATAGTCATCGAACCTGACCATGGCTGCTTCCGGGTCTTCTTTTGCAAGGTCTTCGACTCCGTGCATTTTCAGAATGCGATTTGCCATGTTGTTAAGCAGTATTGTTTCGGGAGTCGCTCTGCCAGGTTGCGTATCGGTTCGCTGGTCATTGCCTGCTGGCTGGGTAACCGGCTGGTTTTGATTTTGCGGTTGATCTTGCTGCAGGTATGCTTTGGTGATGATATTTTGCCTGCCTTTCTCGATTTCCTCTGGGGATATCTCTTTCCCAATTGATTTGAGGGTTTCGATTCCCTTTTCGTACTCTGCGAGTTCTCGCTTGATCTTTTTATCGATGCGTCCTTCAGCTTGCATTGAGTAGCTTTGCGCCAGGCGACGTGCTTTCTCGTCAAATTCCTTTCGCAAATTTTCGAGTTCTACTCTGGTTACGAATTCCGCCTTGTTCGAGGTACCTACTCCATCCTGTGATTGAGGATTTAAGGGATTCCCAATCCCTTGGTTCCCGATCGGTTGGTTTTCTTCACTCATTTCTTTCTCCTTTTATAAATTATATGACATTTTTATCATTTTTACAATACTTTATTGTATTGCGTTAAGCAGAGCTTGGAGATAGGAATTCAGGTCTCCAAATGGTTTGCCCTGGCTTTCCCACATAGTTTTGATTTCTTCTCTTGCTCCATCTCCCAGCGGTGAATTTCCGTATATGTAAGCGGTTAACTGGCGCAGCAGAATCGGGTCAATCTTGCTAATGTCTATGATGGGTGCGGTTCCCTGCTGCTGCGCCAGAGTGGTCATCTCCGGCTGTGATTCTTCTCCACCTTGCTGGGATAACCAGGTAAAGTATCCTTCCAATTCTGGGTGGTCTCGTCTATATTGTGCTTTCCAATTCCAGTACAGCTTAAGTTCTGGGAATTGCTGCAAGAATTCCTTTCTTTTACTTCCTTCCGGTAAACTGTAATATTGCTGCTGGAGCGGATAATAAAGGGGGAACATGTGATTTCTCTGTTTCTGATAAAGCTCAATTTTGCCAGCGATCTCCGGTTGCCATTGTGGTACCTGAATAAGTTGCTCTGGTGGTATTGCATTGACTGCTGCGGTCTCCTTTGTTTGTGGTACTTCTGCACCAAGTACTCTTGCCCAAAGAACCAGAGAGCCGGTCGGGATTGAGTCATATGATCGTGTTTCTTTATTCAGGAATGCTACTTTAAATGTGTTGCCAAGGGTATCCGCCAACAAACTTCGGTTTGGCTTTGCCAGCTTTCCGTATTGATCCCAGATGATACTGATTAGTTGGTTGCGCAGGATTTCCTGGGGTGTCTGGTTCATAGCCAGGCGTGTTTTATATTCTGGGTTTTCATCGAAGAACCGTTCGATTGCCTTGGTATCTCCACGTTTAAATGCTGCAATGGCATCATTATATTTAACTTTCAGGTTGCGCAGCTCCAGTTCTCCTTCTGGGAATAGGTCTCCGCCGAATATTGCGAATAGTGAGCTAATGAATCCGCTGATGCCAGATTTGTTCTTCAGGGCTTCTATCATGGGCGCCAGGGGAGTTTTCATTTCTTCTTCTTTGCCGACTCTCTTGCTGGCGACCTCATATGCTGGGTTGCCACCCCTTTCTGACATAGCGGTCAATGCCTGATCAGGCGTGATTATGCCTTCAGCGGTCATATTTGCCAGTTGCCGATTGATCTTGAATTCTCCCCATTCCCCATAAATTGATAAACCAAGTTGCTTTCGCAGGGCTTCTTCCGGGACAGCCACCATTCCGATCAATCTTCCGAGCGGTTCCAGGATGGTGTCTGTCAGTGCGCTTTCGAGACCTCTTGCGGTCTTGGTGATTGGCATGACGGATAGCTTTTCCATCTCTCCTCTACGCCAATAATAGGGCAATTGTAACCACAGAGCTGGAGTCATCATCATCTGGGCAATATTCATTGGGCTTTCTACTTCACTTCCCACGGTTGCCTTCGCCTGTGCGTACGCTGCTTCCCAGACCTTTCCGGTGTGGTTCTTGATGGCTTCCTGGAATTCTACATCACTGATAGTTTCATCGTCTTTCCAGGTGTACAGGATACTCTGGGCTTCCCAGCTTATATCATCGTTCATACGGTTAGCTTGGTCGAATGCTTGACCGAATATCTGTTCAAATGGAAATAACTCTCGATATGGATCTATCCATAATCCGCCACCCATCCATTTGTCCATCCACGGCATTGGCAGGCGTGTTTTTCCTTCAAGTCGGCTTGGCATACCATTGACCGCCATCTTGTTTTGTGTATCCCGTAGCCGGGCATAGAAGGCATACCAGGCGGGCTTGTCTATTATGCGCATAGCTGAATTAAGGAACATTCGGGTATACCAGAATTGGTAAGGGAAGACCATATTCAGGTAATCATCAAATCCGTATCGCTTCTGGTAGTTCAGCAGTGCCATCTCACGCTTGTACTGTCCATAGTTGGTGGCTGCCAGTTTTGCCTGGGGCATGTCTTGTTGGGTAACTTCGTTCACGTATGCCCTGACCTGCTGCTGTACATCCGGCGGGAGAGAATCGATTCCTCGCAGCTTGCTCTGCTGTGCCTGCAGGAGTTGCTGTTCGATGTTGTCCATCATAGGCTTCATATAAACATTGGCGATCTCATCCATGCCAATGCCCTGGTAAACGTTGGCATCCATGGATTCTGGTGGTACCTTTCCGCCTGCGGTGGCGGTATCTCCTGGAATATCTTGTTCGACTGGTATGTCTGACGGATCTGGAATGCGCATCTGTTCAGCGTTGAAGTTGTCTTCGTTCTGCATGGCGTTCCATAAGATTTCAGGGGTGATGTCAAAGAATCGGCGTACTGCTCGGCGTTCGGCTGCGCCACCCCATTTCTTTACATATTTGATTAGATTAAGCTTGGCTTCTGGATCGAAAGTTCCATCCGCTTTCACCCCGCCAAGTCCTCGCTGGGCTGCCAGCTTCCAGACCTCGGACATATCCTGGGGCATGGGTTCTTTGCGGATGTTTTGGCTTGGCAGACCAGGGAGTTCTGGGATTTCGGGGGGTTGTTCTTGGTAGAGTCTTTGACTTCTTCTGTCCTGATAATCCTGAATTACTTCTTTGAACCTGTTCCAGTTCATTGTTTCATCCACATATTCCTGCGCTGCCCATGTGTTTGACCATAGAAATGCGATTCCAACTTTTCTTGTTGCATCACCTTTAAATAAATTTCTTAATGTAATCATCTGCTCAGGCGTTGGAACATTCTTTATGTCAAGATATGCAAAATTTCCACCAGGATCTTCAGAATTTGGTATCATTCTGATCGCTCCTTTGGAAATAAAGTCAGTCATTGCCATAACTTTGTCTGTCACTTCTAAACCAAGAGATTTATACGTTGTTGCTACCACTTCTTCGTGTGTTTTGAAGTTGGGGGTTGGTCCTGGCTGTTCATTCCTGCCCATTTTAAGCATCGTTCCATCCGGTAATAACCAGCCACTTTCCTCTATTTTGTCTGTTGTTCCATAGATATTCTTTGCTCGATCAAATATTTCATTTGCTTTCACCCCCTCACCTACGCCCTGGAACAATTCCCCTTGCGGTTTCTTTGTGCTGGTGCTGAATAGGGTGCCATCTTCAAGCTGGCAGACATAGCTGTCCAGGTCGTTAGGATCCAGTCCAAGAATCTTTGCTTTTCCATTGATTGAATCAATAGTTCCGCCTTTGAAGTTGACCGGTATCAGGGCAATATCCTTACCATTACGCCGATAAACGCTGACGATAATCTTATCCTGGATTCTGACCGGGATCACTTCTTCCAGGGTGACCGGCATTTGTTTCTCTATTTCAGGATTCACGACCATCTGAATTTTGCCTGCAATCTGCTCCGCCTGGGCTTCGGTGAATCCATACTCGCCGGTGACTCCTGGCTTTCTGACCTTGGGCAGTGTTGCAATAATACCGTCCAGAATTTCACCTTTGTTCGGGATGACACCTTCGATCAGGGTTCCTTGTCCCGTGGTAAGGTCTGGCTGGTTGATCACGTTCTGGTAATATCCATCCACCATTCCTACCACATGGGTCAGGTATTGTCCGTGGTCGTTCAGGAAACGGATCAATCCCATCTGCACGGGTGTCAGGGGTTCTACTCCGGTTAGTTCCTTGCTGTGGATTTGGCTTGCCCATTCACCTGGGTTGATTCCAGATTGTTTTAGTTCGGCAAATCGGTTAACTGCGATCGATAGGTCTTCCACCAATGACAGCTCCGGGCTGCGTCTACCCTCTGCAATCAGGGCTTCTCCTTTGGTGATCTTGCCGAGTGATCGGAATATGGCAGTTTCCAAGTTTGCCACGCCTGGTTCGTTGCTGATGGCAAACTGTACCAGCATTTTCTGCCCGGCTTCTCCTGGAAACAGCAGGTTGAAGATCGCCAGTTTTATTCGTTCCATTCCTCGCTGGGATAGGTTCCCGGTCGGATCCAAGATTTCTCCAAAGTCCCCAATCGGGACAGATTTTTTGAATTGCTCCACGATCTGTTTATTGATCTCATCACTACTGTTATATAATGCCTGCTCAACGGTCTGAGATTCTCCTATTTTCATTCTTGCCAGTAGCGAACGGTCAATTTGTTTGGAGTCCTGTTGCGCCTGTTCCAGGGGTGACAATCGCTGCTTGTCGGTCATATTAGAATCTCCGGCAATCCTGACCAGGTCATTCTCGTTGCTGATCTCCCGTACCAGGATTGGGTGATTCATCTTGGCGATATCGTCTTCGCTGAATCCATAGGTGCCAAGAACCTTTTTTAGTGAGTCCAGGTATTTGGCGTATTGTTCTGGGAATATCTCGGCTGCTTCTCGGATTGCCATACTGCGTCCGTTTCCGCTAACCACGACTCCATCCGGGCTGATGATCGGTGTTCCTCTGTCCATAGCGTGCGATTCATCTAATAAATAATCAGTTGCCAGATTCCGTGCGAATTTATGAACCTGTTCCTGGCTGGCTACATTGGCTCGGTTCTTGTCCTGGATCTGCGGTGGAAAGTTCTCGTTTTCGCTGAAGTCTGAGTTGTGCGATATGATCAGGTCGTAAAGGTCTACCACTCGGTAGCGCATTGGAATCTTCTGGTTCGGGTCGGTCAATCCCCAGGCATATGTGTTGAGTCCTGGTTTTAGGGTGGAAATGATAGCTGCCTTTTCCTTACGCATGTCAGTCATACGCTCATCAAATAGCAGCCGGTCGAATATATCTCGAATGTCGGTAATGTCCACTTTGGCTGGCTTGGTTCCTGGAATCACTTCTCCTGGCTTTGCATCTTCTCCAATCTGAATTCCAAGCTTCTGGACCACATTCTTGTAAATGTTGAACAGCCAGACCTTGAATTTGTCAAAGATGGGTGCCATATGAGGCGGTACTGCTGGGCTTCCTTCTGCCAGATATCGCTCGAATCCATAGGCAAATTCATCTTCACCTTCACTGTAACGTTTGGCTTCTTCCTTTGTGATCGTGCCTGAATCGAATTTATTCTGTAGATCGAGCAGTTCCTGTGCATCCTTGAGTTTCATCCACTTGGCGACCGTTTCCAGGTCTGCGCCTTCCAGGTCTCGGCGGAAGATATGTGCTGTTTCATGAACGATGGTTGACAGATCGCCATTCTTAAATGCGGTAATAACTGCTCGTCCATCCGCCAGGAAGTGGATTGCTCCTCTTGGGTTCTTCTGCTCTGCCTGGAAGAGTTCCCACATCGGCTGGGTATCCTGCCCAGCTTTCTTTATTGCATCGTTGAATTCGAAGGTATGGACGGGTGTAATAATTTCTTTAGCAGGTTGTCCTTTTGGTACTTGTAGAGTAAATACAGCATCCGCCATCCCGCTCTTGATCTTGTATGCTTCACCAAGTTCATCTACAACCTTTACCATGCGCTTATCGTAGGCATATTGCATGCCTTCGTATCTGGGCATGACAGTTCCTTCGGTGACTCCATTTTTAATTTCTTTCAGAATTTTTTCGGCTTTAATTTCGGATGTCTTTATAGGTTTTCTTATCAATTCTTGGCTGGAGTCATGAATTGCAACCTTTAGAGCGTATAGAGCTGATTCAAATCCATCTTTTGTGTTGATATTACTAACATCGATTCTGGTAGTCTTCTCGATAAGCTTCTGTCCAGATCGTTGGATTAGTTCTTCCCAATTTATTCCGTATGGGCTTTGGGACACCTGCTCTTTGGTAGTGAAAATCAAGGTCTTTCGTGGTTCTGCTCCGGCTATACCTGGTTGTTTCTCACTCTGAACCTTCCAGTCAAACTTCTCGCTTCCCCATATTTCCATTTCGCCAGTTGCCCAGCGGATGCCATCGTATCCTTCCTTGATTGCCATGGATATGATCTTTTTCAGTGCCATCTCTTCCCATCGATCACGCAGAGGAAAATCCTCGAATCTTGATCTGACTGATTCGATTTCTGAAATTTGGCGATAAAAATCGCTAACTTGATTTCTTGTATTAGCTATTACTTGTACTGCTCTAACTACTTTTGGATCATATTGTTCAGCAATATTTGGATCCTGAAATGCCTTTGCAAATTGCTTTATCTCGTCTAAAGTCGTCACGAGGTCAGGTCTATTTTGAGCCAGATAATCTCTGAGTTTTTGCGCTTCTCCGGAACTTTGCCATTCGTTATATATGTTAAAATTATCGGTTATTAATGCATCACCTGGGATTTCATTTATTTTAGATTTTAGCTCCTTCAATTTGATGTAATTATCAATCGTCAAGACGCCATCGTCTCTTGCGCCCTGCGCCCAGTCCGATTGAAGTTCTTGGATGAACAGATATTTCTTGCCGGTCGTTTTGTCGATCATGTCAGCAGCTATTGCTTGGGCAACTACATTGTTGATCTCGCCATAATGACCTTCATTGAATCCTTTGTCCAGAATCTTGTTTGTGCTGAAAACGATCTCTCGATAGGTATCGTTGTCCACCAGAGTGTTTTTGAAATAACTCTTGTATTTGTAATGTTTGACTCCGCCCTGATAGCGCATTAATCGGTCAATCATTCTCTGTGTTGATGGAAATAAATCTCCACTGTTCAGTAACCAGTCCTCAAATCCCGCTAAGAAACGAAACTGTTCTCCAATAGCTGTAGGTGACCATGAGTCAGTCAAATATTTCAATCTGAGGGCAGTGGCTCTTGGACCATCAGCGTCATATTTACCACCCTCAGTAAAGGATGCATCATCGTAATCTTTTATAATGGATATTTCATCTGGTCTACTTGGATCGATGTATGTGAAGGCTCCATCCCAAAAGGTTGGGTCACTTGCGACTAATTCTGCATATTCTGTCTGCAAAGCAGCCCCTTTGGCTTTCCAATCAGCAAGGTCTTGTAGCGTCATCCTGCCTGAAGACCATAACCATTCTAATAAATCAAAATCATATGCGTATGATACGACTGCCTCAAGAGCTTTTGGGGTGTTTATCATATTTTGGAGTTGGTCAATTGTTAAATTTGTTTGGATATCATTAACTGCAAATCTGCTTTTCGCATATTCAATAAATCCTTCATAAAGATTCTTATTGGTCGCAATCTTCATAGCGATAAATGGTCTGGTTGTATACGATTTGTATTCTGGTGATTCCGGTTCTCTAATGTCGTACCCCCGGAGGATGTTCTTATCGAATTGTAGGTTTCTTCCCGTTTTATATCCAAGGTGTGTGACCTCGATATCGACCTGGTGATCATCGATAATTTTCATTAATTCGGATTTGCTGATACTGTCTGTCCTGCTTTTAAGTTCAGCAATGTACTCCGCTCCGATTGTCCATTTCAGTTCATCCTCTTTAACTCCCTGACTTTCCATCCAATCAGCCATAGTTTCCCATGGTGTCTTTCCAGTTCCTGGACGCACGAATTCTGGTTGGAATCCTGTATCCCATCCCTGGATGACTTCTGGTGGTGTTTTATCGGTGATCTTCTGCTTTTCCTTGGGAATCTTTTTAACCTGCACTGCTTTGCTGACCAGGTCTTCTCCCTTTGAAAAGTAATCTGGGGCATCCTTGATCGCCTTAACCAGTCGGCTGTAATACCAGGCATCGACCTCGTTGTCCGTGGACTGGTAGAGTTGGTTCAGCCGAATTGTCGGGTCGATCTTGTCTGCCTCACTGTTGATCATGGCGATATGAGTTGAATACCATCTGTCTTGAATGTCGGCTATTTCCTGTGCAGTTGGGTTGTTCGGGTTCTTAAAGAATCCTTTTTTCTTTCCCCATTGGATTGCTCGCAAGTCCATGATGTACATAGCAACATACAATTCGTCCATAGTCACATTTGGCATAGCGTCCTGTATTAATTGCTGGACTCCACGTCTGGTCTGCAGAGCATAAGCGTGTCGGGCTGATTCTCTGGCAATGCGTTCTGATTCGGTCAGTACATGCTGGGCGTCTGCCTGGGCTTTGACCTTGGCTATAATCTCCTCGGATGTTTCGGGAGAGACTTCGGGAGCTGGAGCTTTCTTTCTGCTTTGAATGTTTTCCCATGCCTGTTGTGGCGTCATCTGGTCGATTTGGCTTTGGGTGTATCCGGCTGCTTTCAGGTCAGATTCCATCTGTCTTGTGATCATGGTCGGGATACCTTCTGTCACGGGCTCTTCCTTGAATGCTTTTGCCCTGGCTTCAGCCAGTGTCATGGCATCGATTTCCTGCTCGGATAATCCCTGTTCCATCAGTTTGATGCGTAGCTCTCTTGGTTTGACTTCTAATATTGGCTGGGCTGGAGCTGGTGGCTGTCCTGGTTTTGGTGCGCCAGCTTTTGCACCTGCACCTGCACTGTTGCCTGGAATTGGGATCATTCCTTTGGCAATCTGGATCTGCATGATCAGCTTTTTGTATGTTTCATTGTAAAACTTCTGCCACATCTGATTGCGCTTTTTCCAGTCGGTTTCCATCATGAGTTTGTTCTGGAATTCGCTCATGGCAGCGTTCATCTCTTCCTGGATCATGCTGACCTCTCGGATGTATGGCATGACCTCATCCGGGCTTCCGCCAGTGTCCTTTATCCATGCTTGGGCAAATGCATCATCTGCTTGGTTCTGGTATGTGCGTGCTTTTTCAATGGTCTGTTCCCACATGTCCATGGTTTCCATCTGCATTTGCTGGCGCAGAATTGCGTTGATGTTCTTATCTTTGGTCAAACGTCCATGGTATTTCCGTAAGACATCAGTTTTCCCATCGATGTGCTTTACTTTATTTTGCTCCCAATTTAATGCTTCCTTAACAGTCAGCCGGCGTCCGCTATCAGTGTCGATGTCATAGCCGGTGAAGAAATCACGCCAGGTTTGGCGCAGAGATGTCAGAGCAGTGATGTACTTCTGGGATTCTGCGCTGTCAAGTCCAAGTCCTTTAACCACGCCTGCCATGGTCTGGATCTCGAAGTCGTTAGTACGCTTCCAGTCCTTCTCATTTTCCATAAAGAATTTCTGCCATAATGGTGCAGATTCCTCATAGGTCATGCTTTCGGATTGGAGTGCCAGGTCGCTGGCTTTCTTATATCCAAGCATCCATCGTTCCATAATAGCAATATTGACCTCCTGGAAGACTGCTTTTGCCTTTGTCCATCCTTCGGTCTTGGTTTGGGCTGCCACTTCTACTGCCCGGTTGGAGATTTCCCGGCTGGTTAACTCATCGATTCGGCTGGTCATCATTTCACGAACAATTCCCATTGTTGCCTTGACCTTATCTGGTGTATCGGCTCCGGCGAGTAGCATGCTCATATACTTATCCATTCCGGTATTGACAAACAGATCCTCACCGACTTGGGGGCTATTTGGAAACATCTCGGCGCATGCCTTGCGGATCATGTCTGTGACCATGTAATTTGTAGCTGGTTGATAAACCCGGCGCATGACCTCATCCACATTCAGCCCAGAGTTAATCATGGCATAGAGTTGGTTTTTGTACCCTGGTGCGAGTTGATCCAGTCGCTGCTCAAGAGCTGGGGGCAGTTTGCGGTATCCATTGCCTGGTCTCCACATGCTGTTCCATAACTGCATGGTGGCAATCACGGCTGCCTGCTGTCCTTCGAGTCGCTCCATCTTTCCTGATAATTGAACAAAAATATTTGCCTTGTTCAGCGTTTTGACCATCCGATTCATCTTGGAGATCGTGTCCCTGGCTTCCTTGGCTTTTTGGCTGGCTGGAGTAGTTCCTCCCTCTAACGAAGTACCGATATCCTTGCCAGTTAATTCAAATGCTCCAATTCCCCATCTTTGGTTGAAAGCTTCCATCTGCTTCGGTGTCATAAATCCCCAGACACCTTCCCATCCCATGAAGACGTTGTTAGTTAGTACATTTCTGGCGGTGTATGCTGGGGTATTCATTAGAAGCATGCTCATGGTTCCCTTTAGCATATTGGTCAGGCGGACCATAGGTTTATCCGGGGCGATTCCATATTCTTTGGTCAGGTAGCCATCTATATGATCCAGGATTGCATTGGACAGTTTTGCCTTGTAAAGCTGCAAGTCCCATGGTGTTGGGTCTTTGCCGGTGAATACCTGGAATGTTTCTTGCAGCGATTCTGGGCTGCCATCGATTCCATATGACTTGATTGCTTCCACTGCCTGCGGATTGTTCTGCACCCTGATTGCGAATGCTCTGGGATCGGTTCCCATTTCTTCCAGGGTCTTTCCAGTTCCCTGACCGAGCGCATCCGACAGGTATTTCAGTAGGTTGCGTTGTTTGTCGGCTGCTTGGTATTCAACCATCATGGCATCGTTTTTGCCAGATTTTACAAAGTCCCGTAATGCACCCGAAAACATTGCGACTTCCGGAGTGTCTGCCAATTGCTTGCCAATGGATCCAGCTTCGCCGGGTGTCATTCTCGTCATTGCTTGGAGGATTTTATTTGTTGCTTCCAGGTCTATGCTTGGATCGCTGATAGCAGCAGAGATGTTCTTTGCTGCCATGTTTTCAATGGCAAATACTTTTGACTCTGGTTTGAGTTCTCGCATGTTTTTGAGCCATGCTTTAATATCAATAGTTCCAGGCTGGCTTTCGCTTGGAAGTAGCTCTTTTATCTGTCCTTCCTCATTGATTCCGCCGATGGCTCTTTCAATCCATCCACCAAAGTTCTTCTGCTTATAAGTTGGTTCAGCGTCTATCTGTCCGACTGGTTGCCAGTTCTGTAGGGCAAGTCCTTTCCACATTTTCATAATCCCTATGGTGCCAGTGGACCCGTGTATTCCTGATAGATCACTCATGAATGTGTAAATCTTGGGGTGGGTCTGTACATCAAACATATTCATTCCCACGCTGCCAAGCTTTTGCAGTCCGGCTTGTCCAACGTTTTGAATTCCAATTGGCATGAGATCAACCGGGATTGCACCTCTTGCTTCCTTGGCAGCTTGCGCCAGCTTTGGTGTTCCGGATATATCTCCCACGAATTCCCATAATAAAGTTTGACCATATGGCAGAAGCTGCATTGGGTCGACAATTGTCCGCATGAGTAAATCGCTGCTAATGCCACTTATGCCATAGATGTCCATGATGTCTTCCCGGATTGCGATAAGGTCATCGCCTTTCATCAGGCGGTCACGGATCAGGTCTAATGCCTCATTAGTTTTCTCATATCCGCCAGGAATGGCGACTGGTTTAACGATACCTTTTTGGAATTGCCAGACCTCTCCCTTCTTTGCGGTTGTGCCGGATGATAAAGTTCCACGCTGCATCTGCAGCACATCCTCGGCTTTCATGAACCCTGTTTCGATGGCGTTCTGCAGCCAAGTTTGGGCTGTGGTTTCCCAATAGAATTCGCCGGCTTGCTTGGCTTTTTCTATATTTGCTATGACTTCCTGGTAATCCTCATCGTCGAATAATTGATTGGCGAGACCAATATACTTTTCTAATTCCTGACTGGGTATATCAACCAGTTTCATATAATCGGAAACGATTGGGATTTCATTTCCGCTAATGTTTGAATATGCGCTGGCGCCGAACCCGACCAAGAACCCGACCACGCCACCTGGTAAACTTCCCACGCCGAGTCCCAAAGCACCAAAAACCGCTGCACTACCGAGTGCTTGCATAAGGGAATTTGCCAGAGCTATACGTGTCCATGTTGGTCGGTTTTTCATCGGCTGTGGGCTGATCATTGTGAGAGAGACCTGCTCTGACAATGGCAGTTTGTTCCAGTCCGGGATCTCCTCTTGGGCTTTCAGATATTCCTGTTTGTATTCTTCCTCTATTGGAAGTAGCCCTTCTATTGGCGGTGCTGGCAGGTATTGCAGGGTTTCGAAGATTGGGTCTGATGGATCAATGGATTCCCATTTGGTGTATGGTTCTCCGTTGTATTTATTTTGAAGGTATTTATAGGCGGTCTGAATCGCCTGTTTATCCACCCAGCTTGGTGGCACATAATTTGGATTGGTCTTGATCAGGTTGTAATACCTGGCAATTGTCTGCGGATTGGTCCAATATCCCTTCATGTCCTGTCGCACGATCTCATATTGATCAGGCACGTTGGTATCAATCACTGCCAGATTGCGCTGTCTCATCTGGCTGACAAAGTTTGGGTCTTGTAGGAGCTTTGCGTCTACGGTCTTGCCAGTTGGCAGCAGGATATAACGCTTATTAATTATCCATGGCGTTCGGATTGTTCGGTTTCCATATGCCGGTGCAATCGATTCCCAATAAATCTGTTCCGGGCGTTTTTGGGGAACGCTAAATGGATCATTGGGCTTTGGTGGAAACATTAGACCTTCCAGTAGAGCGCATTGAACCAGTCAGCGTATGACTTTCCGCCTCCGCCTCCGCCTCCGCCTCCGCCCCATCCCCACCAGGAGCTACGAACATTTTTCTTATTTGGTCTTACAAGTTTGAATCCACCAGTATCAGACCACTCGCCTGTCCACGGGTTGATCCCGCCAGTCGGATCCCATTCATATACAATCTGATAATCAGAACCTTGGCTCAATAACCATTTGTTGGTATTCTCTATCCATGCTTTTGCAACATCCTCTCCGATCGCTACATATCCACTATAGCTCTCAATGTCCTTGGCTGGCTGACCGCCACCTGGAATATACTTATACACATCAGGTTTTCCGCCAGATTCGGTTCCGGTACCCTCAAACAGTTCTGAATAATCAGTCGGGGTGTTGGTCGGGGTCGTGGTCGTTTGATTGGCTACATTGGTTAGTGTTTTTCCCCAAATATTAGCTGACTTTTCTATTGCTCCTCCTAACTTGCTGGTGGCTGGGTTGTACCAAAGTTGGGATGGTGCAAGAATATTGGCTACTCTGTCCCCTCTGTTAAGAGCTTCTTCCCACCAGTTAGGTTCTCCAGCGGGTTTTGGATTATAGAATAGGGGCTTGTATGATTCGGCAAGAATATTGGTCGTGTTTGCTATTCCTTGTTCCCACCAGTTTTTGCGATTTTTGGTCCCAACAGTAGCTTTACCCGTTATTATCTGTGGCGTTTTTGTGGGTTCTGGTTCATTATCATCCCCATATTTCAATTTTCTTTTCCAGTTATAATTTGTCTTTCTGCCTAACTTTCTTTCCCAGTCACGCATTCCGATTTCCATTTTGGTCTCCTTTCTTTCCATACTTTTCGTTGAGTCGTTTCATTGCTTCAGGAGCCAGTTTCTCTAATGCTGCTTTGGCATTCGGGTTTATTGCATCCAGCATCAATCCGCTTCCTGCTCGCAGATATGGTGCGTAGAATTCTCCCACGAATTCCTTCTGGAATTTCATCCATTGGTTCTTACCCAGAAGGATGGCATTGTCGAGATCTGATATGTTTATCATTTTCCATTCTTTCCGTAAATGTCAATAATCCACAGGGCAATACTGGCACATGAATAAATTATAGCCAACCACATCCAGATTGTCATGGCATTGGTGGTACCTGGATCTGCTCTGGGCTTTCTGGGATGCCTTCTCCCTGCATGCCTTGTTCTGGTCCTGCGGTTGGCTGCTCGCCCTGGATAGCTTGCAGAATGACTGCTTGGATCTGATCAGGTGGAATACCCTGCATCTCCATTGCCTGGATAAGCATCTGTACATCACGTCGCAGTTGCATCATCAACCGCTGCATTTGGCTGCCCATGGGGTTGCCAGTTGGTTCTTGGGGTGCTGTTTGTGTTGGTAGCATTTTTCCTCTCTTCTTTATAGTTTAATATTCTCGGCTGGGATTGGTGGCTTGCCAATTCCCATCTCTCGTGGTTGGGTCATTGGTAGTCCTTGCTGAGCTCCGCCCATGTTCTGCTGTGAAAGTTGTTCAGCAATATTATTGGTGCCTGGCGTTGCTCCGGTCATGCCTGGCTGTGTAGGCGGTTGCATACCTTGGGCAACCGTCTGCTGGAAGGTTGCCATGGCGATGGCATTGACCATCCGTTCTTTATTGATTTGCTGTTCCATCTCGTCACTTTGGTCTATACCAAGAATCTTGCTCCTTGCCCACTCGAATGAAACAAGGGGTCTATCTCCACTGGTGAGTTGGGTTGCGATCAAGGCATTCATGCGCTGGTCTTGGGGTAGGTCTACATTAAGGCTTGCCTCGATCATAAGGTTATCTGGTATATCGGCTGTCTTAAGTTCCAGGATTACCCCGCTATTTCGGTCGGCTATCTTGGCTGTTCCTTTCTGATTTTTAAGTATCAGCATGATATTTTCCAACAACGTTGTAAATGCCCAGGAGCCACGTCTTTGGGGCTGCATCAAAGGCAGTTGTCCGATCTGGTTCATCAGTGCGATAGTCGAGAATGCTGTGTCTCCGCCTAATACCGCTTGTCCGAGAGCTGTATCTGGGATAGTAGCATCCTGAATGAGTTGTTCTGCTTTTTGTAGTCCGGATACTAACTCAGGATTCACGACCTGTTTGTTCATTGCTTGGAATATCTCTCCGGTATCGAGTCCAATCACACCACCGGGAATTGACCAATCTACAGTAAGGTTCTTGCGTGTAGGCGACTGGAAAGTAAATGTCGGACTGGCGCCGAAGGTAAATATATTGTAATAAATCATTGTCAGGGCAAGGTTCATCCTGTCTGCCAGGTGACTCTTCAGGGCGGTGTACAGAAATGGCTGGATCTGGTGTCTCCGATCATTGTATAAATTGGAACCTGATATTGTCTGTGCCACGATCGGAATAATTGGCAGGTTGTGTTCCTCCATCATCAGGACTCCTTCTTTGCCATCTATCCATGCCACGTGTAACTCGTCATCCAGGTAATCGCAATAATCATAATAATCGGTGTTGGTTATCTTGTCGCCCAGCATTGCTTTGGCTGATTCCCCCCACATTCTGACGAGTTGAGCACCTGATATGCTGGTCTTACGTAAGTAGGCGGTTAGCCCAAAATCATCGCTATCAGCATATCCATTTCGTGGGGTTAGTGGTCTGATAAGTATTGGTGTTCTTTCGGCGATCCGCTCCATACGGACTTCGTTAGCTTTGCTGGATCCTTTGGCATGTGCTACCAGGTCGCTGGTCAGGTCAATGCCAAAGTGCATTTCACCTTGGAGGATGCCCATCTCTACGCTGTCATTAACAATTGGGTTTTGGCGAACCCTGCCAGACACATCTATAATCGCTTTGGCTGCTTTCTCAATTTTGCTTGAGATTTGCTGTGCATTCTCAACGTTTTTATCGAATGGAACCCTGATTTTGGGATCGGTGGCAGTCATCAGGCGGATGGCTCCGATTGTGCTGTTGCGAATCTTTGGGCTGATGGTGTACTTGGTTGCATCGACTTGGCTTGGCGTGATCATAGTATTTTCCATCATGTATAGCTTCATGATTTCATCGATGAGTTTGTTGCGCTCAGAGTAGTTCTGCTCCATATCTTCAGCGTGCTGTTTTATTTCTTTTAGCAATACTGGATCGTAAGTGTCTGCCATTTTATAATCCTTTTATCTTCTCAAACGGCGAAGGGGTGGTTTTTGTGTGGTTGTCTGCCATATAGGTGCGGGCTGCTGTGAGTCCGTACCTAAATGCATCATACGCATGGTCTTCCTGTTCTGTGTTGACATCTTCTGGTTTTTTTTCATTCAACGTTAATGCTGGGAAAGTCCTAATAAAATTATAGCACGTCTCCAGAATTAATACACCTGGTCTGCCATCTGGTAAATTGCCCAGCAGGCGGTCTATCTTGCGTTTGCCGGAGAGCCGATCGTTATCCGCTCTGGTCAGCGGTATGCCATTTTGCGCATATTCGTCTGCTGTTGATGAGATTACGCCCATCATATTTTTCGTTGCCCACATGCTTGGATCGGCGTATGCATATGCCAGAACCTCTTCTTGGGGGGTGCTGTCCTTGATTTTGCGTGCCTGCTCTCGGTCGGTTAATTCGGTGGCGTATGCCTCTCGGTAGATGTAAATCCTGCCATTGTCCGGGTCTCTCGTTAGCCACAGGCAGCACCATGGCTTGGCATATCCCCAGTCAATAGCGACCCACTTGGTCCAGTGGCTCCATTTCGGCGGCATGTCGGACCACGGTATAACGTGCGTGATGGTATTAAATTGCGGGAACGCCTGTCCCTGGAATGTGTAATAATCGCCATCCCACCATGCCTTGCGCATCATTGGCGATAGAGATTTCAGAAAATCCCAATAGTCATCGCTCAAGTATGGGTTGTCTTCCGGTCTTGCCCGGATGAACCCGAACTTGTCTTTGTCTGCTTGTAGGTTTTTCGGCAGCCGGTGCTCAATAAAATATGCCAGGTTCCAGGCATGACCGATCCCAAGTGGGTTACCGCTTGCTACGAATTTGGCTTCTGGTATTCCTGGGTAGCGCAGAGAACCGTTCAATATTTCAAACCGTTCTTCCGGTTGTTGTTCCAGTTGGTCTACGCCGATGATGGCGACTTCCAGACCCTTATACTTGTTTGGGTCGTCCAGGTTGCGAAAGAGCATTTTGCCCCCTCCGTGTTGCTCGTGCAGGTAGAATCCGAATCCGTCCACCTGGGTCGTCTTAATGGTTCCGAGCCATTCTGGAAACTCGCTGGCGATCTTGGTGACCTGGCGGTCAGTCAGGGTGCCATAGGTCTCTGCCATCAGCATACCAGGTATATTGCGTATCCCGTACTCCTGATACCACTTAATCAGCCAGTGCGGTATTATCCGGCGCAGCCAGTGACTCTTGCTGCATCCCCTTGTACCTCCGTATAGCAGATATTTATACTGCTCGGTTGCCAGAGTTGCGTCCCATTCTTTATTGGTAAAATGTAGAAACTCTGTCCAGCGCTTGTCAATGATTGGCATCCTGATTAATTTCCTTTGGTGGCATGAGTTCTTTATTTCTTTCGGCTTCCTGTCTTTCTCGCTGTCGGATTATCTCTTCAGGCACATCCCATATAATCCGATAGGTATTGCCATCCCCTTTTCCCGCTGCTGACTGGTCTTTGGCAGCCAGGAGCTCCACCTGCTTGTCCATCATCGCTGCGACAAAATATGCTGCCTTCAGTTCCCCCGCTAATGCTCTGTTCATAAATTTATTTTTTAACGTCTCATAGGTACTGAATGCTATCATCTGGAGTTCCTGGCGGGACTCCAGGCGCATTATCTGACACGCCTTGGTAAATGCCTTTTGGGCACCCGACGCATTACGATATCCGACTGATTGCGCTATGTCCTCGAATTTAAACCCGAGTATCCGGGCGTTGTAAACCGCTTCTTGTTTTTCGGTTAGCCCGGATGCTCGCCTCTTTTTTTTCGGTATCCTTGTTGTTGATGACATTTAAGACATTTTACATTATCTCCAAGGAATTATCCTACTTTTTTTCCTATTTTTGAACAGATAATTTATAAGCTTCTGCTCTGTCAGCTAATTCTACAAGCTCACCATTCCGTACCTGATAATAGGTCGGTACACTGTTTTTAGGTTGGCGCCAATCGTTCTGTCCTTTTGCGACGATATCGCCTTCGTCAGCTTCTACAATCAGTATCCCAGCACTACCATTTCTATGGTCGCCGACCCATGTTCCCCAGCGATATTCGCCACGGGGGTTGGTGGCAAAATCCACTGTAGCTATCCACGGTTTTCCGCAGCGACGCTGGTTGTATGCTCCGGTATTGATTTTGATTTCTGTTTTCATTCCTTTGCTCCTTG